AACCATGTGGTACTGGACATGAGCGCTGGCGACGATGCGGCTTCAGACCTCCGCACCCGCCTCACCGCCGCAATCGAAGCCAAGCGATGAAGCCCGCCCTGTTCTTGGCCCTTTTGCTGGTGGCCTGTTCGCCCGAAAAGAAGCTGGCCCGACTCTTAGCCAACAACCCCCAACTACGCGATACCGTGTATCTCCACGACACCGTCACGGCAATCGTCGAGTACGTCAAGTACGACACGGCCTTTCTGTCCATCCCCGGCGACACGGTGACGATCACGGATGACCGGCTTGTTATCCGCTACGTGGAGCGGCCGGGCGATACCGTGTGGATAGATGGAGAGTGTGCGGGCGATACGGTGATCCGGGTAGTGACGCGGGAAGTGCCCGTAGTTCAGCCTGTGCGAAATGTCTACCGGGTGCCGTGGTGGGCGATCGCGGCTATTGTCGCGTTGACCGTTGCGGTACTTGGCCTAATTTGGAAGCGTTAGACTTGCAAAACAAAAACACCTAAGACGATGGAAAAGCTGATTAAGGATGGGGCGGTTGCTGTGCTCATTTCTCCGGGCTTTGGGGCTGGATGGTCTACGTGGAACGAAGAGCACGAAGAGGGTCTGTTGTTTGACCGCGACATCGCAGAGGCTGTTCTTGCCGGTAACAACGATGAGGCGGAAAGGATTGCAGAGGAGAAATATCCGGGCGCATATCTTGGTGGCGCAGCGGGCTTGGAAGTTGTTTGGATTGAGCAGGGAACGACCTTTACCGTCGAGGAATACGATGGAAGCGAAAGCATCCGAACCATTGCAGACCTTTCACATACGGCCTAATCTGGAAGCGATGACAGACCTAAGCAGACCCGCCAAGTTCAAGGCGCAGAGCTACGTTGCGCTTGACGTTCACCCCGATGGCGAGGGGTTGCCCATGCTTGTCGAATACACGAAGAACGGCATCGTCACCGTGTGGGCGGCAAGCGAGTTCGGTTCGCAGCAATGGCATTTTGTGGAGGCTGACCTGCGCCCCATCACCTTCAGCGAGTTCGTTTGGTTTATCCACCCCCGAACGGGGAAATGGATATCCGGCAAAACGCGCGGGTGGATGGCCGTGTTGATCCACCTGTTCACGCTTGTGCTGTGCGCTGGTGTGGCGACAACGAGCCTAGCGTTGGCACTGGCCCCGATGGTGATCCCGGCGCTGTATTGGTACATGACGTGGCGCAACTTCAAAGGCTTGACGGTATGACCATCGCCACAATATTCATGGCCGTATGCGGGGCCGTATGCGGCTACTTCGAGGCTCAAGAGGATGCCGATACCATCGCGGCCCACAAGCCCATCAACTACTTCCAAAGCAACGCCGAGCGGCTGGGGCTGCTGGCGGTGAGCCTGTGTGCCATCATTATCGTGTGCTTGTTGACGGTTCCGGTGGGGTGGTGGGATGTGGTGAAGCTGGTGGCGGCGTGGCCCGCTGCGTTCACCATCGTTTTCCGGTATCGGCTGAATACGCTGCGCGGGTTGGACTGGCGCTACATTAGCCCGTCGAACCGATACGACTGGTTCTTTTTTTGGCTAGGGTCTATTCCCGGTCGTGGCCTATACTGGTGGACTATTTTTGATCCCGAAGTGCGAAAGATCATGAATAGGCAATGGGGAACAATAGGATATCACGCTGCATGGCCACCATATGTAAAGTGGGCGCATCGCGGCGGCACGCTAGCATACGTAACGGAGGCGGCTATCCTATTGGCCGCACTACTCACATGAAGATCACGATTGAACACTACGACCACAAGTATTCGGTGGAGTTGCCGGAAGATTGCGACATAATGGAGTTTTACGAGGCATACCGCGCAATTTGCCGATGCGTGTGGACTGAGGAACAGACGGTAGACATCTTTCAAGAACATAGGAAAGATGCTGAAGGGTAACAGATACACGGTATCTGATAGGATGGGCGAGTATCCGCCGATGGATACGCCTAAGCCTTTCAGGATGCCGAAGGAACTGAAGGAGGAACAAAAGAAGGCATTGGTCGATATGATGGCCGACGATGCAAATGATGGACTTTATGACCCCGATGCGCACACAACGGATACCGACGAATACCTAAGGGCCAAGCAGGGGCGGGCCGAATGGTTAAAAGGCATAGACCCCGACAAATACACAAACCAATTCAAGGATGAGCAAGAAGAAGCCGATCGTGGTGACGATCAAGAAGAGCAAGAGCCGGAAGCGCCCGTACGTGGCGACCTTTGACGGCGTGGAACTGGAGCCGGTGGGCGGGTGCCGCCCGTGGGTGGCCATGCGCGCGGGCCTGCGCAAGCTGGGGGCGCACATGAAGTTTCACGGCTTCAGTGTAAACACATGGGGAGCACATAAGGCCAGCTATTGGCACGCCTCCAAGTTCAACCATCGCGAAATCAAAATCAGCTACGCTCACAAATGAGGACTATCCTTTCCATCTTCGCAGCCTTCGCGCTGCTGACCGCATCGGCACAGAGCCGATACCATGACCTTGGTGCCGCCCCGTGGAACCTTGTAGACGCTGACGGTAACAAGCTACTGAGCCAAAAGGTCGGGACCGGAACCGACACGGTGACGTTCCAAGCCGCGTGGCTTTACCTGAACAGGTACCGCAAGATCACATACCAGCAATGGCGTAGCCTCACGTACCCGACCGTATGCGTTACGGATGCGGCATGGCGTGGCGAGGCGGCTAGTAACATCGCGCGCGGGTTTCTGAACACGTTCAACTTCATCAAGGCCCCATCGGGCCGGTATGAGGTGAACGCAACGTGTATCATCCCGCGCGGGGGCATGACGGGAAGTAGCTCGTTCTGGTCCCCCGGTAACGGACAGGGCCACGGGTTCTACTCCACGGAGTTCTTTATGCGCGACGATATCTGGTGGCCGTCTAGCCAAACGGAGCGCCGCGTGTTTGATACGCCGAATAGCGACGGAAGCGCGGGGAACTTCAGCTACAACGAGTCGATGACGGTGGAGAAGTTCTACCTGCACGGCCCGGACAAGAAAGGCGACGGCATCACCCGCATTGGGATGTTCCTGTCGTGGATGGGGGAATGTACGTACGTATCGCAGGTGCGCGCGGACTACTTCCAACACGGTATCGTGTGCCGTGGCGGGGTGCCCCTGACCATCGGCACGATGTCCGCCTTTTGGAACGAGATCGGCGGACTGTCGTTGCTGTCGTGTTCACAGGCTACATTCTCCATTCAGACCCTTTCAGGCGACGGCAACGGGCGGCTGCTGAACATCGCCGGGGGCTATTCCGCTCCGGCCGGTGGCATCGTAAACGTGGGCCTGCTGAAGAACGAAGACGGTACCACCCCGGGCGCTCGCGTATCTAATCAGGTGGCCGTTTACGCGGAGGGTCAATACATCATCAACATCGGCATCGCCACGCTGGCGGCTCAAAACGGATCAGCCCCGGAGGCGATGTTCGTGCTCAATCCCACCCTGCCCAGCTTCGGCCCGCAGAATAGCAGCCTGAACGTGGGCGGCGTGTACGCCTTCGGGTTCGGGACAATCATCAAGAACCGTGTCACGGGCGCAACGTGGACGGCCCCGCAGTACGCGGGCTATCAATTCACGCACTACGCCAGCGGCGACAAGGTGGTGAGCGGCTTTGACCAACTGACCAAAACGGGCAGCACGGGAGGCGGTACTACGCCGCCCCCTACTACCGGAGGCGCGTACCCGCGCGGGGCATGGGTTGCCACGGCGTACCGTTCAGCCTCCAACGTTGAGCAGCCTGTTGAGGCGATCAATACCAACTTCGGGCGGCATTGGACGAACGGAGAGGTCACGAACAATACCGGCAACCAGTGGTACCAACTGGACATGGGCGTGGCCCAAAAGGTTAGCCGGATCACCTTGTCCACGCGGTCGGACCGTACCACGGACTACCCGGCGACGATGCGGGTGCAGACCTCCACGAACGGCACCACATGGACCACGGTGGCGACGGTGACGGGATCGGCCGCAATGGACGTATCTTTACCGGCCGCGCCGTTGGTGCGGTATATTCGGATGGCCCCAACGGTGGCGCGTGGGCACTGGTGGTCCATTGATGAGCTGAACGTTTACCCCTAACACAAAACAACATGGGATTCCTGACGAACGTATTTAGCAGCGTGGTCAAGGTTGCTCTGACGCCGGTAGCCGTTGCGACGGATGCCGTCAAGGTTGTAGCTGGCGCGGAGCCTAACACGACCAAGGACGTGCTGAAGTCTGCGGCCGAAGATGTGGAAGACGCAATGGACGACCTTTGCGGAGAAGGCGATGGCCTTCTTTAACGTGTATCCGTAGGTTGGGTGTTATCCTGCGGATGGGGGCGGCTCGCAAGGGTCGCCCCTTTCATTTGTTAAAAAGTGTTAAAGAACTTGCGGGTATGTCGGGTAGATATACTTTTGACCCATCAACGAACGACAACACCCCCACAACGATGAAAACGCAAGCAACCTTGAATGGCAACAAGCTGGTAAAAACGGAGCACATATTTGTTCCGGGCGAAGGTTGCTTTTATCGCACAATGGAACAAGCGCGCAAAGAGGGGGTTGGTCCAAATGCTGCTGGAACTTGGATAAAGACCATTGAGTTCGGAGGGTCGACTTGGTATCAAATGGGCCAAGTTAACGCGTGGGATTGATCCGAAACGGGGGCAACCCCGTCCGCCGGGCCTGCCCTACCGGCGCTGATGAGGAAGGGCACTAAACACCAACAGAATGACAACGGCAACGGCAAAACGCAAGGCATACAAAGCCGCAGAGCGGTACGGATGCACGATTGATTACGAACGCGGTGAACATCGATGGACCGTCAACGTCAACGCCCCTGACGGCATGTTGTTCAATGGTGATACGTCATCGCTTGTGACCTCGTGGCTTACCAGCCCAACAGCGGAGTTTTGGGGAGAAGTGCGGCGCGATATCGAGGCCAACGGCCCCCACCTTGAAGCAGATAACTAAACACCAACAGAACAATGAGCAAGCTAAACGAGACGCCATATCTCGCATGGGCGGACAGCAATGCAAAGGGGGTAGTGACACATCTTCGGACGGCCCATAGCTTGGCCGCTGAAGATGGTGACCACTTCGCCCAGATAGCGATCATGGACGCACTTGAGGCGGCCGTGAACCTTCAGCGCCGCGTGGCGCAACTGTTACAGGCGGCTAACGAAAAACACTGAACACATGGACCGCGAACAACTGAAAGGCAAGCAGACGCCGGGGAGGTGGGTCGTGATCACATCATGGAATGATTACATGATCACGGCCGAAGGTCAGAATGAGGATGCCATCATCTGGCAGGATGGAGCATACGACACACCAACAATGACCGAAGCCGACGCCACTCTTATGGCCGAAGCCGGAACCGTCGCCAACCGCACGGGCATGTGGCCGGAGGATCTCCTTGCTCGCATCAAGGAGCTGGAGGAGGTGCTGCGGGCGCTTATGGACGCAATCAACCCCATCAACTATCCGGCGAGGAAATGGAACGACCCCGCAAATGACATCAGTGAGCGCGGTATTGGTTCCCGTACAATGCCGGATGAACAGGCTGTTTTGCACGCTTACCGCACAATCCTGAACAAGCGATGAACGACCGGTTCCTACTGAAGTTCCTCCCCGGCTTACGGGATAGGCTGGAGGCGCTAAAGGCGCGGACTGGGCACCGCACCCTGACGGGGTTGGTGAACAGTCTGCTCACACAGGCTGTTGAAAAGTTGGAGTTGGAGGCAAGGAAAAAAGGGCTACATTAGCGGCGTTCGTGTGTGGGGGTTCCCGGCCCAACCCCGTAAGGTTGGACAACCGGGGAGTTCTTTGGAGGTATTGAGGTGGTGCAATGGACGACCCACCATTAGCCCGGTGGGCGTGGACCGAAGCGGTAACCGCCGCGCGGCAAAGGTCTGATCCGCATAACCCATGCACGAAATCCCGGTTAGGCATGGAACTCCCGTCAAGCGTGGTGGCTCAGGGAGCGGAAGAGGGTACATTGCACCACCTGAATAGACGAACTGGCGCGGCGGCGTGGATGGACACGCTTGAGCGCGAGGCACACCATAAAGGCGGGTCTCGCTCAGGGAGACTAATTGCTTTGGCATGGTTAACGCGCCCTGTAAATAGCCGGTATCAAGCCCGGCCCGCGCCAGTTCGTTACCTTTTAACCGTTCATCACAAAGTCCTTGACAACGGCACACGGATAGACTAGTATCGCGCCCGGCCGTGGGTCGGTCATACAGCATCCCGGGGATCTTCCCCAAGGGGGCCGGAACGGTAGACCCACTGCCGACCGGCCCTCGCCGTTTTTACTGGTGCGCGCAAGGCGGCTATCAGGGTGGCATCGGACACCCATCCTCCCCGGAAGTAAGTCCGGGCACCGTAAAAGGCGGCTCCCCTTCGATGGGGCGGGCGCGGCACGTTCTTTCTGACATAGCGGTTAACCGGTCCACCGTGCGGATGCCAGCAACAGAGGCGCCGTGAGATAAAATGACCGACCCGACGGCGTCGCCCCAACAAAAACCTGCTCTGCTAGCCCGCAACAGGTGCCCATGCCCCGCAAGGGGTCTACCGGGGTTGATATGAGATGCGGCCCATCTTCACCGTAGAGGGTACCAATGCAGGGATAGGAAGCATCCCGAAGAGTGCCAAAGGCGGCAATACCCCCTACATGGGCATAGGGCTTACTATGCACAAAAGCGAACAGATGGAACCCAGGTACTACATAGGCTGGAGGCCGAATGAAACGGGCCGTGTTTTTCTGACCTATGGCGAGGCTTTGGCTCATTCGGGTTCCATGCACCGGGTGCTGGTGACCTCGGACCCTGTGCGGGCCGCAAATGCGGCCAAGGGCCATGCGCCGAAGTCTGGGACGCTGGACATGAACAAGGCCGAACGGGATCGGCGGAACAAGGAATGGCGGCGGCGGAACGAAAGCAGGCTGCGGGATGTGCGCCGTAATCATGGGCACGGCTGAGGGCCAGCGGCTTCCGAGTTATGAACAGGCCGGTGTTGAAACAAAAAAGTGGGCGACCGCTTGCGGGATGAAAAACATTTTCAACCTTTGTCCCGTTCAACACACAAACACCCACACAACGATGAGCACGAAGCACACCCCCGGACCTTGGTACTTGGAAGAACACTACCTCACGGTGCAAGTAAACGACGAAGAAGTTGACTTTCATGGCAACCCTATCAAGTTCATCATAGCGCGTGCAAATGATACGGCCAACGCCCGCCTCATCGCCGCCGCGCCGGAGTTGTTGGAGGCGTTGCAAACCCTGACCAAGTGGGCTAACGTGGCCGGATGTGACCGCGAAGAGGGAAGCATCCTTGATAACAATATCAAAGCAGCCCGCGCCGCCATCGCCAAGGCAACCGGAAACACCCTGTGACCATGACACTCAACCAACGCTGGCAGCGCATCCACCACTGGTGTGAGGTGCGCGGCATCAAACAACTGTACGCCTTCTTCCGAGGCTGCGACCCGAGCATGGAGGAACACTACCTTCACATCGGTATGGTGAACCGGGGAACACGTCCGGTAACGGACACGGACGAACCGTGGATCAAGTCGATGGAGCAGACCATCGACGCGGTAAACAACGTGAAGCGATGAAAAGCCAACTCAAGAACAACGACACAGTGATCTGCGAAAGCCGCGAACAGTGGGAGCGGATCAAGAAACTGGCGATTGCTGCTGGCATGGATCCATACTGCCACCACAGCGAGGATTGGCGTCCCGGCCGATGCTGGACTCAGCATGGCGACAATAACATCCAAGGATGGATGCTTGCCGGAGCAAGGGATGGCGGAAACATCATGCCCGAGCATGAGTTCGTGGCCAAGATGTTCGGGGTATGGAGCAGCGACCCCGTGATAACCATCGGCGAGCACCCTGTCAAGTTCATGGATGGTGGCGACATCAAAGTGGGCTGCACGTCCGTACCCTACGACACGCTGAAGGCCATCTACGAACACGCAACAACGAAGCTATGAACTACCCCGAGGGCGCTCAATACCATCCACTAGCGCCGTGGAACGATACCACGACATACGTGAAGCGCACCGTGCAGGTCATGGTGAATGTTGAAATGTATGTTGATGAAAATGAGCGGAGCAGTGAGGTGGAGGCGATGGCGGTGGCCGATCTTCGCCAAGCGTTCAAGCGTACCGGCCTGCCTTACGAGGTGGACGGTGAGGCAACGGAAGTCTAACCCCAAACACAAACACCAATGGAAAAGCAGAATCGACTAGCCAACGGAGAAACGCACCGGCTACCCGGCGCGGGGATATGGGATGGCATTTGGGTATGCGCCGTGGATGCGCCCGATACAAGCGCACGCATCATCGTGGAGACGCAGACGGAGCACGGTGGTGGGCGGGCGTATACCAAGCTCAACCCCGAAGGTCTGCGGGCCTTGGCGGCTGACCTACTGGCGGCGGCACAGTTCATCGACGATTGCGCGGCGGAACGTGAGATCGCTAAACTGACCGGCCATGACCCCGCGTGAAATCGAAGAAGTGATCCGGCTGCATAGCATGTGGCTGAGGTGTGAGGGCGGAGGCAAGCGCGCGGACCTGTCCGGCGCGGACCTGTCCCGCGCGGACCTGTCCGGCGCGGACCTGTCCGGCGCGAACCTGTCCCGCGCGAACCTGACCAGCGCGAACCTGTCCGGCGCGGACCTGTCCCGCGCGAACCTGTACGGCGCGAACCTGACCGGCGCGGACCTGTCCGGCGCGGACCTGACCAGCGCGGACCTGTCCGGCGCGAACCTGTACCGCGCGAACCTGACCAGCGCGGACCTGTCCGGCGCGAACCTGACCAGCGCGAACCTGTCCGGCGCGGACCTGTCCCGCGCGAACCTGTCCCGCGCGGACCTGTCCGGCGCGAACCTGTCCCGCGCGAACCTGTACGGCGCGAACCTGACCGGCGCGGACCTGTCCGGCGCGGTACACGCATGGGCACATGTCGCCTTTATGGGCCACGGCGAATGTGGCCGTATGCTCACGGCCGTCGTCTATAAAGAGGGCGAAGAACCTGTGTATCAATGCGGGTGCTTTAGTGGCAGCCTGAATGACTTGGAGCAATACATCCGAGACGGCCACGAGAAATATGCTGCGAGCCGAACCTATGCGATGCGGGTTGTGACCGAAATGCTCAAAATGCCCAAGCCATGACCCCGCGTGAAATGGCCCGAGAGGCTTGCAGCCCGACCGCATGGTTTATTGCCGCAGCGGTGGCCCTGATCGGTTTTTGTGTAACCTTGGCCCTTGCCGGGCCGCTTTCCCGCCTGTGATGTGCAACTGTAAGACGTGCGACAAGTGCGAGGCGCGCATCTGGCGGAAGCTGGAGGCGCGTATGAAGCGGAACGTTCGGCGGGACATTGAAGAGGCGAAGCGGATGATGGCATCGCGACGGATCACCATACACCTGAACTAAACACCGATGAAGACCACGATCACACCTGAACGCCGGGAGGCTAACCGAAGGGAGGCGCGGGAGCGCATCGCCCGGATGCCGGAGCAACAACGCCGGGAGGCGACCGCACGGGCCGAACAACTCACAAGGAAGCAACAACCGTAAACCAAACAACAAAGGATAATGGCAACCGTACTAGGACAAGGAGGGGGAGAACGCAAGGACCACACGCCGCACCCCGAAGGCAACTACATGGCAACGTGCGCGGACGTGTTCGTGCTCACCGTGCCGAACAAGTTCAAGGGCAGCAAGAACAACCGCGGCGAAGTGGACAACCGTGAGACCGTGCAAAAGGTGTGCATCGCCTTCCTCACCACGGAGGCGGTGACCATCGACGGCAAGGCCAAGCCGCGATACGTGAGCTTTTGGGGCAACGCATCGTGGGGCACGGTGGACTACCCCAGCGGGACGCGCAAGTTCGTGAAGGCATGGCATCCGAAGGTGACGGATGCGATGATCGCGAACGGGCTGGACTTGGATGCGTTCATTGGCAAACCCGCGTGGCTGACCATCGTCCACAACACGGGCAAGGATGGGAAGGTATACGCGAATATCATGAGCGCGGTGACGCCGCCGCCGGGGATGCCCGCGCCCGCTATCCCCGCCGACTTTGTGCGGCACAAGGACAAGGACAACGCGCAAGTGACCGCGCAAGCGGCCAAGCCCGGCCCGGCTCCGGTGGCGACCAACGATGACGAGGACGGATTACCGTTCTAACCCGTTTTGATTTTGGACCAACTGGCCAGCGAACGGATGGTGTGGGGGTTAGTGTCCAGGCTCGAACGGGTCGGGCACTACCTCACCCCGCGCGCGGTGGCGAGGATCCACGAGATCATCAGCGAGCACGAGCCGGACAACCGAACGGAGGGAACGCAAAAGGAACTAGCGGAGTTTATCCGCGAAAGGATGGAACGGGACACTAACAACGAAACACCATGAGCCTAGGGATGTCGATTTTATTTGCCCTGCTATCTGTCGTGCAGGGTAGTCTTTCGCACGAAGCATACATGCGCGGCGACCATCGCAACGGACGTATTATGATGATGGCTTGTGCCGTGTTTGCGCATGTTTCCGCAGTTATGATGTGCAACTGGATCAGCCATGAGTAAGCTACTAATACCCGCCCAGTTTCAGGGCTATTCCAACCGCAAGGACAGGTCCGTTGTCCTTCGCTTTGAAACACAAGAACAGACCCCGGCACAAATCGCCCAGCTTCATTCGATGCTTGATGAGTTTGGCGGGTTGTATTTCAAGGGCAATGGCGAGATAACACAGGCCGAGCGGGAGGAATTGGACGCCCTTGAAACGGATATCTTCGACAACCCTAAAACGCAAAGCCAAAGGCTGAGGAACGTTCTGTTCAGGCTCTGGAAGGACAAGCCGGAGGGGTTCGATGAGTTCGCCAAGTTCTACAAGTGGAAGATGGACAAGATCATCGCACACTTCAAAGACCAACTACCTGAGACATGAACACGGAACGGAGGCGCGGGAAGCACGGTGGTCGGAACGGAGCGCAAACAAGTAGCCGGTATTACGGGGTCTGCTATATACAGGCCAAGAAAGTGATGTGGAAACCTTGGACGATGCGCTTTTACACAGACATTCCTTGGCGGGCATCGGTCACTGTTGGCGGAAAGAAGGTCACCAAACACTTCCCCACCGAACGGGAGGCGGCTATCCAAGTGGACAAGTGGGTACTTCGGTACCGCCTGAACGCGCCGTTGAACATCCTAAAGCCGAAGGCATGAGCTACCGCGAAGCGTTCATCCGGCAGAACTTCGGCTACCTGACCGATCGCCAAATGGGCGAAAGGCTGGGCCTGAAAAGGGGCCAAGTGGAGTACCTGCGTTATCGCATGGGCCTGAAGGCGAAGACCGCCAAAGTGTTCACCGAAGATGAGGAGCGGGTGATCTTTGAAATGTACGGTGAAGGCTACTCGTTCCGCGCCATCGGTAGAAGCCTGAAGGCAAATGAAGACCGCGTGTCCAACTTCGTCAACGCGAACATCGACCGGATGCCGGAGGATTGCCGTGAGCGGATGAAGCCCATTCGCGGAAGGGTACTATCCACGGCCAAGGACTACGCCGGTCAATTCGGCGACCCCTACGAGGCTTTCCTGATGGTGATGAAAAGGAGGCAGGAAGTGGAGGGGCTTTTGCTATCAGCGGCGAACATCGGGAATAGCGACAATCACCCCGAGACGAACGAGGTGGGCAGGCTGCTACCCTACTGGCAAGATCTGAATGGGCACCTGCATAGGCTGGCGAGGATGCTGCCCATATCGAACGGGGCGGAGGAAGGCCCGAAGGCGAGGGATAGGCACAACCCGGTGTTGATAAGTTACACTGAAGCCGCTGAAAAGTATGGATACGATGCGGGAACAATTCGCCATCTTGCGCCCCGGTTCAAGGTGCGCAGGGGATACATGGACCGGGTAGCGTTTGAGGAATACGCAAAGGGCAAACCGGCAAGAAAGTGAAACGCTCCACACGTCACCGGCTGATCTTGCTCGGGACGGAGAAGCCCGACACGGCGGCACGTCGGGCGTGCGTGTGGGATATGTGGACGGGAGCAACGGACAAGGAACTAGCCGGGTTCCTGCGGACAAGTGAACGGCAGATCCGGCGCGACAGAAATGCGCTGGACCTGTATAGGGATAGGGAGAGGCTAAAGAAACACTAAACACCCAATGAAGTACGAGGAGTTCCTAGAGGCCAAGCGGCACAAGCCAGCAAACTTTGGCATCGAACCGACATGGCTGCCGGATGGTCTATTCGATTACCAGCGGTACGTGACGGAATACGCCATCCGCAAAGGACGTTGCGCCGTGTTCCTTGATACTGGTCTGGGCAAGACCATCATCGAGATCACCACGGCGGTGAACTATCGCCAGCAGACGGGCAAGCCAACACTGATCCTAACGCCCCTGGCCGTGGCCTTTCAGTTTATCAAGGAAGCCCAAAAGTTCGGCGTGACGGACATCCAATACAGTAAGGACGGAAAACACGATGCCGGTATTGTGGTATGCAACTACGAACGACTTGACAAGTTCCGGCACGAAGACTTTGGGTGCGTTATTCTTGACGAAAGCAGCATCCTGAAGAACTTCGATGGGGCCATCAAAGCGCACGTCACACAGTTCATGCGTAAGGTTCCATACCGGTACCTGTTCACGGCCACGCCAAGCCCGAACGACTTTATCGAGCTTGGAACAAGCTCCGAGGCGTTGGGATATATGGGGTATATGGACATGCTGGGCCGCTTCTTCACGAACAACGAGGGCGGAACATTGGCCCCGCAGAACATTGGGACAAAGTGGGTGCTGAAGGGGCACGCTGTGGATGCCTTCTTTGCATGGGTAAGTTCGTGGAGCGTATCAGCTCGCAAGCCTTCGGACATTGGATTTGACGATAGCCGCCATGTATTGCCCGCGCTTAACGTTGTGCGCCATGCGGTCAAGAACGAGGAGAACCTTGTGGTGGGTGGCCAGATTCAGCTATTTAATCAGATTGCACGTTCGCTACCGGAGGTGAGGGCCGAAAGCAAGTTGACGATTCGGGAGCGATGCAGAAAGGCCGTGGAGCTTACCGCGCCGCACGATTGCAGCGTGTATTGGTGCAACCTGAACGAAGAGGGCGACCTCATCGAAAGCATGGACAGCGACGCCGTGCAAGTGAAGGGCGGCATGAGCATCGAAAAAAAGGAAGAGATCTTGCTGGCCTTCAGCGCGGGCGAGATCAAGCGCCTAATCACCAAGCCCAAGATCACGGCGTTCGGCCTTAACTGGCAGCACTGCGCCCACACGGTCTACTTCCCGACTTTCAGCTATGAGCAGTACTACCAAGCCATCCGCCGCTTTTGGCGCTTTGGTCAACAGCGGCCGGTTACCGTTGACCTTGTGTTCAGCGATGGACAGCAACGCGTATTGGATAGCTTGATGGCCAAGACCGAAAAGGCGAACGAATTGTTCAACAAGCTGAACAGCGCCATCAACAGCAACTTCATGGACAGCATCGCGCGCTTTGACAAGCCCGTGGAACTTCCGACCTTCCTGAACTAAACACCCACAAACATGGTAAAGAACCAAACAATCAACGAACGGTACGCGCTGTATAACACAGATTGCATGTACCTGATGCCGCAGTTGCCGGACGCCAGCATCGACTTGAGCGTTTACAGTCCGCCATTTGCCGGGCTTTACAATTACAGCAGCAGCGAGAACGACTTTAGCAACTGTGACACGCCGGAACAGTTCCTTGAGCAATACGAGTTCCTGATTGAGCAGATCGCCCGCGTGACCAAGCCCGGCCGCATCACCGCCGTACATTGCACGGATGTGATGAACAGCAAAACGGAGGCGCTTTGGGACTTCCCCCACGAGATCATCCGGCTGCACGAAAAGCACGGGTTCACCTATCGGAACCGGATCACCATTTGGAAGGAGCCGCTAAAGGTGCGGATGCGCACGATGGTGCGTAGCCTGATGCACAAGTTGATCGTCGAGGATAGCACGCAATGTTTCACGGCCATGCCTGACTACCTGCTTGTGTTCAAGCGTAAGGGCGAAACAGAGGTGCCGGTGACGCACGAGCGTGGGCTTTCGCAATACTTCGGGGCGATGCCCATCCTGCCCTACATGGGTGACAAATACGGCACGTTCGAGGACTTGCGCAAGAAATACAAGGGATGGGAGGATCCAAAGACGAACAAGCTGTCGCACATCATTTGGCAGCGGTACGCCTCCAGCGTTTGGGACGACATTCGCATCGACAACGTGCTGAAGTACAAAGAGGCGCGCGAGACGGATGACGAAAAGCACGTTCACCCCTTGCAGCTTGACGTGATCTATCGGGCGGTGGAGCTTTGGAGCAACCCGAACGAAACAGTGTTGACGCCGTTCATGGGCGTTGGTTCGGAAGTTTACGGGGCGGTGGCCTTGGGAAGGAAGGCAATCGGGATCGAACTAAAGGAAAGCTACTATCGGCAGGCGGTTCGTAACCTTGCGGAGGTGCAGGATGCTACGGATCACAGCGATCAGGTAGTGATGGAGTTTGACGAACCCGAAACAACCCACGACGAATGAACCCCATAGACCTAGCACAGATAGCGGTGCGCGCGCTTAATGACGTATCCAAGGAACGCGGTCGCCAGCTCACCAAGTTCGGGGTACAGGACCACCCCATCGCCGACTGGTTTCTAATTTTGCAGGAGGAGGTTGGCGAGGCGGCGCGGGAGGCGTGCGAGCATGTGTTCCGTGGGCGGTTCCCGGAGCACTACGCGGACGACCCGGAGCGATTGCATCGGTTGCGGAAGGAGTTGATCGAGGTTGCGGCGGTGGCCGTGGCGATGGTGGAGAGCTTGGACAGGAACGAACTAAGGGCATGACCGACACGCGCGAGATCACGGCCCCGCTGCTGCACCCATTGGACGGCTTGAAGGTGGAACGGAAGCAACGTAAACGCTCAGATGGGCGGGTAAGGTTGCTTATTGACTACCTTGCCGAAAGGGTGGGTGATCTTGACGGCTCCGGCATCGACAACGCCCGCGCCTGTTGGTCGCTTATCCTCCGCGCCGAAAAGAAGGACCCGCAAGGGGATGCGGTGGCATCCATCAAAGCGCTGATCGACTACGCCACCAGCGGCGAAAGCTGGCACAGTAAGAACGTCACGAACTTTCGATACCTGTTGAACCATGCCCGAGCAATCGCTAATGAGCACAGGGAGAAACGTGCCCGCGCCAAAGACCCCGGTTCCATCGCTGCCCGCGTTGCGGAGCATTTCGCTAACAAGCCGAGAAGTAGCCTCTTTGACGATGGAGCGGGCGCTAAGTCCGACGCTGCCCACGTTGTGGACTATTGAGCGGGCGCACGGGTGGGATGGGTTGCTTGCCATCGTGACCAACGTGCTGGCACAGGTTGACGTGGCGACGGGCGGCGATGGTCACGCGGGTAAGTGTGAGATGTGGGCATCGCAGCTATTGACGCGGCCGGATGTTAAGGGCCGAAGCCTGTCCTACCTTATCGTGGCATTGCGTGAAGGGATAGCGCGATACACGATACACGACAAGCGGATGGGGCTGGAGCAGCTGAACAAGATGCTGAACGATCGGGACAGGGAGATCCTGGGCCAGTTGCCGGAGGTGGACGAAGTGGGGGAGGCGCAACTACGGCACACGATGGAGCAGCTAAAGGCGGAAGATGCGGAGGTGAACGCGGACCGGAAGCGATTGCGTGCTACTATTGCTGAACTGAGGGAACGGTTGAACGCTAACGAACGGGAACAGTAATGGCATGGCACATATCGAAAGCCCTCTACGAGAAATGGCGCTCTTCGCAGGGGCCGGAGGGGGCATCCTTGGCGGAAAGTTGCTCGGATGGGAATGCGTTTGCGCCGTCGAATGGGAACCCTACCCCGCAGCTGTACTTGCCGCCCGACAGAATGAAGGCTTTCTCCCGCCTTTCCCGATTTGGGATGACGTTCGCACCTTTGACGGAAGACCGTGGCGCGGACTTGTTGACGTGGTATCGGTAGGCTTTCCTTGCCAAGACATCAGCGCAGCCGGAAAGGGCGCGGGCATCACCGGAGAACGGAGCGGGATGTGGAAAGAGATGGCGCGGATCATTGGCGAGGTACGACCGAGATACGTGCTTGTGGAGAACAGCCCAGTACTCACTTCTCGGGGACTTGACAGAGTTCTCGGGGATCTGGCCCTCCTCGGGTACGATGCGGAATGGATCGTGCTCGGAGCGGATGACGCCGGGGCACCGCACCGAAGAAAACGGATCTGGATCCTTGGACACGACGCCAAGCGGCAATTGGCCGACCCCGACTTGCGCGGATGCCTATACGGCCAATCTCAAAAGCAGTCAGCAAAAGGAGGGATCGATGCACAGTGTTTCGTTGGCGCAGGCGGCGAAGATGTTTCCGACACCAACGACCACGGACTACAAGGGGGCGTATTCCAAAGAGGCATTGACAAGCTCATCAGGAATAGATCGAACAGGACTGCTCCGCAACATAGGACATCAGGACGACCCGAACTACATACCGAAGGTTGGTGGACAGTTGAACCCGCCGTGGGTCGATTGGCTAATGGGGTGGCCGCTAGAGTGGACCGACTTAAGGCCATCGGAAACGGACAGGTTCCAGCAGTGGTGCGCCTCGCATGGCATACCTTACACGAACGCCTGAAAGCGAATGAAGAAGCCCAAGGCTAAGGACCGGAGCAAGCCGGACCCCGATTGCAGGAATTGCAAGGGCAAGGGGGCGTACCCGCCGAGCGAGATGGCGGGGATGCTCATCACGGTAAGGATGGGCAAGTGTCACAACGCGATACCATGTAAGAAGTGCCATGAAACAAAGTGAGAGCCAACTTCAACGGGCCGTTGCGCGCGTGCTGGATGCGTCGGGCCTGCTATGGTGCCATGTACCCAACGGCGGGCAACGGCATCCGGCCGTGGCCAAGAAGCTGAAGGCCGAGGGGGTCAAAGCTGGCGTCCCGGATGTGCTGGTATTTGAGGAATGCCGGGGCGGTTATATGGACAGAACCTTTTGCGATGGCCTTGCCCTTGAATTGAAGGTGGGGAGGAACAAGCCCACGGCGGCGCAAGTCGAATGGCATGAGCGATTGCGAAAGAACGGATGGCGCGTGGAGGTGTGCTATACCTTGGACGAGGTATTGGGCATCCTGCGGGAGTGCTATCCGAGCAAGTTCACCTAGTGTCCTATCATTTGGCGTCCGACATAAACCGTGTTACCTTTCGCCGTGCTTCACCTGATACAACCCCGCGAGCTTTACGGGCCACCTGAGCGCAGGGATGAGCTGGCAAAGTGCTGGCACATCAATGGCCGGATAAGTGGTCCGTTTTGTTTCAAATCGCGTCCCACGGGTCGCCCCACATTCAACGACCTGTTCGACCTGTGCAAGCCCGACGCGGTGAACGTCATCGCCAACAGCGACATCTACTTTACGGAACTGCCCCACACCCCACCACCCGGCGAGGTGTGGGCGCTGTCCCGTTGGGATGTGGACGCCGAAGGCAACGCGACCTTGTGGGACCACGCGGATAGTGCTGACGCATGGATATTCAACGGCCTTCCTCCGAAGATTGACATGCCTTGGACAATGGGCCTGCCGGGCGTAGATAACCGGTTGGCATGGGAGCTTGACAACGCCGGAATGAAGGTTCGCAACCCGTGCAAAACTATCAAGGCTTACCACTTGCACAATTCGCAGTGGAGGTCTTATCTTCAAGACCCGACCGGCGTGGCACGCGGTGGCAATAAGCTGTTCCGCGTTCCGCCGCCTTACAAACTTGTAACCCCCGAACACCTGTGAACATCCTCCACCTAGCGATGGGGTCGCCTGAGTTTGACGCGGCGGCGCGCGACCTTGGCCACGAGGTCCAGCGCATTGCATGGCGCGACTTCCTCGGTCGAAAGTTCGTAAGCGGCCACGATGCCCGGTTGCAGCGCAAGATCATCGAGACGGCGCAAGCCTTCCGGCCCGACCTTGTGTTCGTGCAGACGCACCAAAGCGATATCATCGCTCCGGAGACATACGCCGCACTGCGCGCCGGTGGTGCGTTCGTGGTGAACTGGTGCGGGGACGTGCGTGAGCCGCTGCCGGAGTGTTACGTGACCTACGCCGCGCACGTTGACGTAATGGCCTTTTCCAACCTCACTGACGTGGAGTTGATCCGCGCCAAGGGCTACCGGTCGGAGTACTTGCAGATCGGCTACGACCCGACCATTTACCATCCGGGCGTGTTGATCCGCAAGCGGTCCGGTGTTGTGTTCATGGCTAATCACTACGCGGGGAGGTTCCCCAACACGGATCTACGCGAGCAGGTGGCGCGCAAGCTGTCCAAGGTGTTCGATCACAAGTTCACCTTGTACGGCAGCGGGTGGGGTATCCCATCCGTGCGGCATACGGGCACGGCACAGGAGGAGGCAGACATCTACCGCCGTTCGTTGGTGGCCGTGAACGTGGACCACTTCACGCGGCCGTTCTTTGCGTCGGATCGCATCTTGCGGGCGCAGGCGTGCGGGTGCGCGACGATATCGTGGGACTACGAAGGGCTGAAGGAGGAGCACCCGTTGGTGGGACGTGCCACGTCGATCGAGGAGATTGTGAAGATGGTGAAACACGCGCTCGACAACCCCGCACAGGCCGAACAGGTGGGCAAGGCGTCGGCTGCGGCCACGTTGGAGAACCATACATGGCGGAACCGTATCAAAACGATGGAAGGATGGCTGTCCTGATCTTGACGGGGTACGATGATGCGTTCGCCCCTATCGGCGACATCACCACGCCGGGTAAGGCGGACTACGCCAAGGCGCACGGCTATGCGTTCGAGTGTGTCCGCGACTATCCGACAAACGTCCACCCATCGTGGCACAAGTTGCAGCTATTGATGGACCGTATCGAGCGATACGATGCGGTCGTTTGGTTCGATGCTGATAGCGTCATCACCAACCCGTTCATCGACGTGATGAGTGACGCGGGCGATACCATCCTAACGGCATCGCAAGACTGGTGCGCCCCGGCCGACGAATGGCCCGAAGATGCGCGGGGCATCAACTTCGGCAACTTCATCCTGCGGAACACGCAGCACACGATGGAATGGCTCCGGGCCGCTGCGCAGCACGCGCAATACGCCACGCGGTCAACGTGCTGCTGGGAACAAGATGCCGTGAACAAGTGCATGAGGGAGCTACCGTGGTTCAACGCCGAGGTGACGCGTCTGCCGCGCCGATACCTGAACGCCGTTCACCCGGACTGTGAGCTTCCGAGCATCAAAGCGCCCGACCCTTGGCGGCCCGGCGATCTGCTCATTCACCTTACCAATGTGCCCGACCGGGCAGAAAAAGCAAAGCACTATGCCAGCTTATGACTTCATCCCCGCATGGCACGAGACGGGGGCGTGCATGGACATCCGGCATATCGGATGGATCTACGAGCTGCTCATTCGCATGAAGCCCACGCGCACACTGGAAGTCGGTAGCCATACGGGGTGCTCGTCTTCGGCGTTCATCGCGGCCGGGGTGCCCGATGCCCACTTTGCCGAGATCAGCCCGAACGACAAGTTCTTGTCGGTGGTGAGCGGCAAGGGTACGGTCCACCAACGCAAGGGGGCGCATGTGCTTATGGACGAAGAGCCGTTCGACGTTGTGTTGCTGGATGGGGCACACGACTTGGAGAGCGTGAAGGAGGAATGGGAGGCGATGCAGGGCAAGTTGCCGCGCGTGCTGATTCTTCACGATGTGTTCAGCGCGTCGATGGGATACCCCCATTGCGAGGGTCCGGCATGGCTATATGAAGAGATACCCACCACATGGGAATGTTTCAGCGATAACGCCAAGCGCGAAGGAGAGGCAACCCATCGGGGGTTGGCTATTTTCGTGCGCGATGGTCAAGCAAATAGCCTGCTTTCGGCGAATGCCGTTCACGCTGCATTTGCTTCGCAATGCTGGTAGCCGTTAGCGCCGCACACGGTCGCCACGCCATCACGCGGGCATGGGCCATCCACACCGCATCCCTTGGCATCGACGGCATCGTGGTATCCGTGACCGAAGATGACGACGAAAATGTCCGCACCTTGTCGCAGTACATGAACGTCATCGTGCTCCGCGTCCCGAACGAGCCGCTGTCCATGAAGTTCAACGAGGCGATGAACGTGGCCCGGTCCATGTCCCCGGATAAGGTCATGATCCTGCCTTCGGATGACTTCGTATCGCCCGCATGGGTGCAGGCAGCAAAGGACACGCCGCATGATTACATCTACCCCCACACCTGCGGCATCATGGATGCCTATACCCAACGGGCCTACCTTATTCGCAAGGTGCCCCTAACTGGCACACTTCGGTTCGGGGCGGGCCGGGTTGTGTCCAACAAGGTGATCGAAAAGCTAGAGGGCGAACTATGGCCGATAGACCTTCCGAAGGGCTTGGACAGCGCGTCCCATGCCCGCATCACCCGCGCCGGGTTCGATTGCCAAATCGTAAGAACCGAAGGGATCCCCGTCCTCGACGTCAAGACGGAGGAGAACCTTTGGGGGTACCGGACGTGGGAGAGCGGGAGCGAGCCGATCGCCGCTGACGTAGCTTTGCAGCACGTCCACCCGGAAGCGTTGGCTATCATCAATACCCTGAAGCGATGAGCAGCTTCCGCGCCCCCACACCGGCCGAGGCCGAACGCATCGCCTACATCGTGGGCCGCGTCCATTGCGACCTCAAATCGCAGACCTTCGACTGGGGCGAACACAAGGCCGAAGCCTTTGACTTGTGCCGTGCCATATCTGGCTACCGGCCCAGCAAGACCTGTTTCTCGTGCTGGGTCCGCGTGCTTAACATCCTCCGCGAAGGCATCAACCTCGACCCCATTGACCACCCAGCCCCCAAGGAACTAGCTGACAAGCGGCTCGATATTTGCAGGGTATGCCCCGCCTATCATGCAACCTCCGCATCGTGTGGCCGTCTTATCCTTGACGCCCTATACCCGGAACCTGTGAACATCGACGGCCGCATGGTCAACCCGTGCGGATGTTCTTTGCACCTCAAAGTACACTTCAAACGGGCCAAGTGCCCCGCTGGCAAATGGTAACCAAAGTCGGCCCGGAAAGGGCCATGATGAAGCACCCCGATGCTCAGGCGGGCTTCCTTGTCCGTGGATCGGCTAACATCGACGCCATGCTCGCTAAGGGGTGGGTGATCCTTGAAAACGACCGGAACCATTTGCTGCCAGAGCGCATGGCCCCTGAGCAACCCGCCGAACAACCGACCGACCAACCTAAACGCGGCCCCGGACGCCCGCGAAAACAACGCGACGAAACGCGATGAGAGGCAAGCCCTTCGACAAGGGTAATCCCGGACGGCCTGCGGGCACCCCCAACAAGGTGACAACGGCCGCAAAGGAGGCGTTCGCCCTTGCCTTCGACAAGCTGGGCGGCATCGAAGGACTTGTCCGATGGGCCAACGCCGACCCGGATAACCTCAAGGTGTTCTATACCCTGTATGCCCGCCTGATCCCGGTGGATCACACCAGCGGAGGCGAAAAGATCCCGTCCGTGAACATCAACGTGCCCCCGCTGCCCGATGGCAGACCTGAGCGTTAAACAGGGGCAGGCGTTCCGCTACCTGACCGACGCAAAGCACACGGAGGTACTTTACGGCGGCGCGGCCGGAGGCGGGAAATCGTGGCTGGGGTGCCTGTGGCTCCTAGCCTCCGCTCTGAAGTACCAGGGTTCCCGTTGGCTCATGGGCCGGGCCGTGGCCAAGACGCTGAAGGAAACAACACTCAACAGCTTCTTCGACGTATGTGCGGCGCACGACCTGAAGTCGGGGGAGCACTACACGTACAACCAGCAGACCGGCACGATAACGCTGGGGGCGTCCACCATTATCCTGAAGGACTTGTTCAGCTATCCGTCCGATCCCAACTTCGACGAGCTGGGTTCGCTGGAGATCACCGGGGCGTTCATCGATGAGGCTAATCAGGTCACGGAAAAGGCCAAGGCCATCGTTGGGAGCCGCATCCGTTACAAGCTGGACGACTTCGGGTTGATCCCGAAGATGCTCATGACGTGCAACCCGGCGAAGAACTGGGTCTTCCGAGAGTTTTACCAGCCCGCACAGGATGGGACGCTACCGCCTTACCGCGCGTTCGTTCAGGCGTTGGTCACGGACAACCCGAACATCAGCCCGCACTACATCGACAACCTGAAGAAGCTGACCGGCCCCGACCGCGCGCGCCTGTTGATGGGGGACTGGAACTATGATGATGATCCGTCGCGGCTCATGGATCAGGATGCTATCAACGACCTGTGGACGAACGAGCACGTACCCGTAGGGAAGAAGTACATCAGCGCGGACGTGGCGCGTTACGGCCACGACCTGACCGTAATAGCCCTATGGGAAGGGCTGCGGCTCGTTCACTTCACGGTCATGGAGCAATCCAGCGTGCCGGAGGTTGCGGCCGCGATAACGCAGCTATGCAGGTCGGAGGCCGTGCCCCGGTCGCATGTGGTGGTGGACGATGACGGCATCGGCGGGGGCGTGGTGGACCTATTGCCCGGGTGCGTTGCGTTCAAGGGCGGGGCAAGGCCCATCGAAAGCAAGGTGAGGCCGCAGAACTTCGCCAACCTGAAGACGCAATGTTCCTATGTCCTATCCGAGCACGTCAACGACCGGGAGGTGTATATTGCGACCAGTAATCACAGGGATAAGGTATCGGAGGAACTTAGCCACATCAAACGGGACAAGATGGACAACGATGGGCCGTTGCGCATCTTGGCGAAAGAGAAGGTGAAGGAGGCGCTGGGAAGGTCGCCCGACTTTGCGGATGTGTTGATGATGCGAATGGTCTTCGAGTTGAGGGAGGCGGGGAGGGCGGGTAGTTCACTGGCGAAGAAGGGGGAGCGGGTATTGAGGCAGAGGCACGAACAAACGATGCGGGAGCGTTTTGATCCCGGATACACGGTAAGGAACCTATGAACAAGCGTGAACCACTGTTGAGCGATGAACAGGCGCGTAACATCATGAAAAATTGCGCCTACAACCCTGCCACTATGAACCCAGTGGCCGAGACAGCGGCCTACTACGAATCCCTCATTGACACCGGCAAGCTCCGGATAGTGGAGGAGGTGGAGTTCGTAGATAACGACTACGACGCGAACGTGGACTGCAATTGCTGCGGCTGGTCTATCTGCTACATTCACATCGAGGACAACCCGATGACATACTGCCCCGGTTGCGGTAACAAGATCAAGCGATGAACGCTAACATTTCAGGCGAGGACGTGACCGTCCGCATCCGCCCCGCCTCGGAGCTTACCCTCCGCGATTGGCGGACACTGACCCCCAACGAGCCGGGCCACGATGCCCTGCTCGCTTCCTTCGCCGTGTTCCTTGGCCTGACGCCCGAGCAGGTGGACCGCATCCGGTACGCGGACATGCGGAACCTTCAGGATATCATCGCCAAGGAGCTAGGCGAGGCCATGCGGGTGTCCACGGCCTTTGCCAAAGCCATGAGCGACGATGATAGCACATGGACGCCGCCCGATACCATCGACATCGACGGGGTGACGTACCGCGTTCCCCGTGACGTGGAAATGGAAACAACGTGGGGCCAGTGGGTGGACTGGGAAGGGTGGAACCCACCGGAACACGAAGCGGACATCGTGGCCGAGGCGCTGGCCTTTCTCCTTGTCCCTGTGGGGGAAACATACAGCGGAACCCCTCGGAATAAAGTGGAACGGATGCTATCTTGCCGCATGGAGACGGCGATGGAGTTGGCCGCTTTTTTTTTCGCCAAAAGCGAAGGGTTCAGGAGCGCCATCAACCAGCGGAGCAATCGCTACCGGGAGTTGCTGAAGCAAGCGGTGGCGAAGGCGCTAAACGTTTCGCCGAGCGATATCGAGGGTATGGCCTCCTCGTTGCAGCAGCAGAGTGCGAGCCTGTCCTTCGGGCCATTTTTGGACCAAGGCCGGACGTGACGGAATATCGTACCTTTGAGGTGATGGAGACGCTAAGTTTTATGCGCGATCGGGAGAACCGTTCGGCGCACGTTCAGCGGAACTATCAGAAGTACCTAGAAGCAAAACACAAGCGGAAATGAGCTGGCCTCTTCGTCCAGACGAGAGCGGGAACGTACTGTGGGAAGCGGACGAGGACGTGGGGCGGCACGGTGTCTTCAACGGCGTGGAGAAGTACGTGGTGTTCGATGTCCCGGTCTGGGATCTTTGAATGGCCACCAACGGACAAGTGTTGCTGCTGTTGGAGCTTCGGCTCCGTGCGGTGGGAATGGCAGCAACACAGTGTTACCCGCCGCGTTTTCTTTTCAAGTCATGGGTGAAATAGCAGAAATGGACATTGCCATGTGGGAGGCCGGAGGCTGGCCTGATGGCTCGTACGAAAAGCCGCCACGCGGAGCGGCAAGAGGTCGGTGGCAACGTGGCTTCGACTACGGCGGCATCCGAGCGCACAAGTACCTTGTGGAGAAGTTCCTGATGAACATGGTTGGAATGACCTTCGATGATGCACTGGCCACATTGCGAGCATACTGTGATGAGCGAGGCTTTGAGCCACCGGGGAAGAAGAAGCCGTACGCACACATGGCGAGGTTCATTCAAGGCGAGTTCGGTGCATTCCGTGCGTGGCTTATTGCGCGTGGGCCGTATTCTCGTGGCGGGTAACGTTGGATATACGAACCTCCGCTTGACAAACGACAGCAAGCGGAAGTAGATGCCCCAAAGTGTAACAACCCGCGCGGCCCTTGTCTAGTCAATTTCGCGCGGGATGCTTGCGCCGGACCTGCTTTTCAGCGTGTGGGAGGACATTGTTACGTCCCATGTGGCGGACGTGTCCTTCTACCACGACACGAATAGGTTGCTTGACCGCGCGGAGGGTACCGCGTGGCCTGCCTGCTTTTGGGCCCTGCCGTCCATGACCCTGCAAAAGGATGCGGAGGTATACCGGCCGG